GACGCCCTCTACCGCGTCCGGTCCCCCGGCTGGGTCACCAGCCAGTGGCTCTCCCAGTACACCGGCCAGACCTGGCAGGGAGCCGCCACCGTGTGCAACTCAGCTCTCCGTAAGGGCCTCGCCCGCCGGGATGTGGTCAAGGGCCACGTCTACTGGCGGTTGACCTCCAAGGGCCGCCGCGTCATCCGGGAGCACCTGGACCGGGTAGCCGCGCGATGAGCCCACGGGACCAGCCAGACGACCACCGGGATGGCTGGGAGCGCCGCCGTGACCATGCCGAGCGCGTGGCGGGCCGGAAGGGATGCCGCCAGGCCGCCGCCGCGTCCGTGGCGCTCCTCGTGGCCGCCGCCATCGTGATCCGCCGGGCCACCCGATGACCGCCTTGTGGATCGTCCTGGGCCTCGTGGTGGGCCTCATCACCGTGGCCGCCCGGTACTCCATGTCCAGCACCAGCCGGAAGCCCACCGCAGCCACGAGGGCCAGCACGGCCCACAGCGCCAATGTGCAACGGGCGTTCCGGGAGATAGCCGCCAACCCGCTCCCGGATAAGGACCCAGAGGAGTGACCGATGGCGGAGACGTGTGGGACGAGGAGCTGGGCGGAGTCCGGCTTCTCTCCCAGCAATGCTCCACGTGCATAGGCCGCCCCGGAAATCTGATGCATCTCAAGCCCGGCCGCCTCCAGAACATGGTGGACTCCGCCAAGGCCGGGGAGGGATACATCACCTGTCACCAGACCCTCCGCTACGGGGAGCACCCCGATGCTGGCGAGGCTCTGTGCAGGTGGTTCTACGATCGGTATTCGACCGCGTTTACCCAAGTCATGACCCGCCTAAGGGCCATGCGGGAGGTAGCGCCTCCAGGAGAGGAGACACACGATGGCGGACAGAATCCGCCGGATCGTCCGCGTGGTGATAGGGAGCGCTGATCCCAGCCAGGAGGGCATCTGGCTAGACGACGGGAGCCGCCTCCAGGTGGGTGACTACGCCGTGACCACCGGGGCCGCCTACGCCAACCGGCCGGCGCTCCACACCATCACCATCCGGGTGACCGACCCCAACGTCCCCGTCCAGATCCACGCCTACCCCGAGGAGACCTGATGCTCCCCCGGAGCCCCCTGTTTTGGTTCGTCGTCATCCTGATAGCCGCCGGGGCGTTCTCCACCAAGAACCCATCCGGGTTTGCTCACTTTGCCCACGGTGTGGGAGATGTGATCGGGCTGGGCTTCACGGGCCTATTCGCGCTCCTGAGCCTCCTCTGATGGACCTCCCCGACCGCTGGCAAGACCGCATCATCCTCGTACGGTGCCCAGTCTGCTGGGCCGACTCCCGCGAACGATGCCGCAAGATGCGCCGGGACAAGGCCGGCAACATGGAAGCCACCAGCCGCTACATGACCGGCTACCACTTCCCCCGCCGGATCAGGGCCATGAGGCTGGGAGCACCCAAACCCCGAGGCCGCAACAGGAGCGTGATCCCCATCATCCGGCTCCGGAACATGGACCCGCCCAAGCGCCGCAAACGCAAGCCCCGGAACAAGTGGGGGCTCTGACCACCGCTAGATCTCTGGAGAGGAGATCCACATGCCCAACCCCATCACGAACCTCCGCAAGATCCACCGGGCCTACGGAGTGACAGCAGTCAACGACGACGACACCACCACCCGGGCCGTGGCCCGATTCCCATCACGCCGCTGGGGAGTTGTCAGCCTCGGCCTCCTCCTCGGCCACGGCAAGCTAGCCCGCAAGTGGGCCTATCACGTGGCCGCGACCACCTACCCGCCCGAGAGGCCCTCCGCCATCCGCCACGCCCACCAGGCCGGGCTGGAGGCCATGGCCAAGCCACCCAGCCGGACAGCCATGGCCCTGGCCGTCCTGGCGCTCCTCGTGGCCGGTGGGCTCCGGGTCTACTCCGCATATGAACACCCAGCTCCCAAACCGGCCAACCCCGCCAGCGTCATCCACCGTGGCGGACCATGGATGGGACCGCTGGAGCACTGCCACGGCACTGGCGTCTACACCACCCACGACGGCCGCTGTGTAGCCGTCACCACCAACCGCTAAACTCACCCACCGAGGCCCTCCGGGCGTGACCGGAGGGCCTCACATGTGCCCAGCAAAGTGGTGCGCGTCATACACCACCTGTCGTCCAGCCCCGGCCCTCCATGCATAACCGGATGGCTCAGGCCGCCTCGGGGACGCTGGAGGCCGTACAGAGCGCAAATGCCAGGAGCCCGGACCCATGGACGCTGGGGCCGGGCTCCTGGGCTGTCTGGGAGGGTCAACCCTGCCAGTTGTAATAGAACCCCGAGACGGGAACCTCGTCATACACGGGCCTGGCGCTGTTGGGGTCAAACACGCCCATGTTTCCCGCCGGCGTCCAGTTGACCATGGTGAAGTGGCCAATCGTGCCGTCGAACACCCACCACTGCTGGCCGTTGCCCGACTGGCAAGACTGCTCCTCCACGTGGTAGCTGTTGCCCGAGCCGAACCCCTGGAGACAGATCCCGGAGTTGGATACCGGCTTGATCTTGTAGCCGTGGGTGGCCGCTGAGAAATTCCATGCGGAGATACCCGTGATCTCCGTCATGATCTGATTACCGGACCCCTCCCCGGTCAGGCAGTAGTTGTCGTTCACATAGGTACAGATCGAGTCCCCATCCGGAGGAGTCGTGAACCGGCGCTCAGCCGGTGCCGCGTGGACCGCACTGGCCGCCGGGGCCGCCACAGCCACCGGATGGGAGCTGGCAGCCAGGGCAGCCGGGGCCGAGGCCACCGCCGGCCCGGCCGCCAGGCCGAGCACGGCCGCCAGGCCGAACGCCCGGACAAGATTCTTAACCATGGGTCATCCTTTCAATCCGCCGGCTGATTACCGGCAAGCCTTAGATGGGAGCTGGGGGAACGGGTGAGCCCGCCGGGCCGCCGTGATCTCAGTCTCCGTGTGCTTGTAACTCACGAACAGCGCCCGGAAGTAAGCCGCACGCGCCTCCGGGGATTTGAGTGCGCTCTTGGGCGGGGCGAACACGCCCTCAATCAGGCCCGTGGTGGCCTTGTGGTCCCGGTCGGTCAGCGCCGCACGCTGGACCAGGTTGGCCGCGAACGCGTTGTTATACGCCGCCTGGCACGAGGTCACTGCTGAGCTGTGGAATGACTGCCAGAGCACCACCACGCCGACCACCAGGACCAGGCCCACAGCCAGCCACTCCCGGAGGGCCTTACGCCGCTCAGCCTTGACCACGCCCTTACGCCGCTCAGCCCTGGCCCCACGCTCAGCCCTGGCCTCGGCCCGCTCGGTCTCCCCTGGGTCACTCGTCATCCTCGGGCTCCTCCGCATCCTTAGGCTTCCCCCGCGTCCCACGATGCCGTATCCGGTCGATCTCGGGAAAGGCCAGCGCCGCCGCCAGCACCGCCATGTAAGCCGCACCGATCCCCGGCTCAGGGACGAACTTGGGAACCCACACGGGAAGCACGGCAGACAAGATCCACACGAACGTGGCCACGACGACGATCAATGTCCGGAGCTTTGCCGCCGGGTTGCGCTCGGTAGCCATCCCCTCCCACTCCCAAACCTCAGAGCCAGCACCACGGCCACAACACCCACGCCCGCCCATCCGATGATCTCTCCAGGCACAGACAGCAGGGTTAGAACCGGCGGGGTGAACAAGATCAGCAATACCAGAATCCGGCCGGTAACGCTCCGGGTGGTGGGAGACGGTCTGAGACGTACCTGGCGACTATGACGGCCAGCCATGCCATCAGCACCTTGGTCGTGACGCCTATCTGGGTGGGGCTGAGCCCCCCGTGAGTGGCTTGGACTGTGGCGAGCGCCACCAGACCGAGCGCCACCGCGTAGAGGCTCAGCCGCCGGAATGTACGCATGATGCGCCAAGACCCCAGAATCAGGATCAGGCTGCCAGGGCCAGCTTGGCCTTGGAGTTGGGCACCACGAGCTGACGAGTGATCAGGCCGAGGATGAGGCCCACCACCGTTACCACGCCCGTGATCTTCTCCGGGGGAAGATGCCAGCCGAACGCCGCCACGCCCACCAGCACGGTGGAGATGGCCGCCGTAACGGTCGGGATCACGATGGGCCGCACCAGGAACGCCGCCACCAGGCCGAGCACGGCCGTGGAGATGGTCGAGATGGTGGCCGTCTGGGTCATGGACAGATTGAGCCCGAAGCTCACCAGGACCGACACCAGCGTGTTGACCACGTACAGGATCAGCGCTGGCTCAAACGACCACTTGCCGATCGTCAGATCCGCCTTATCCGGACCTACCATGGGTCTCTCCTACTCCTCTACGATCAGGCGGCCCGGCTGGGCCTCCTGGAGGCTGTGGGGCCATTCGGCCCGGTTGCCTCTAATGGGATCGTAGAGCCTGGAGATGCTCAGGCCACTGAGGAGTGCGCTACCGGCACCCCAGCCTACGAACGCCACCAGGGCCAGGAGGCCCACGCCCATGGTGATCCGAAACAGAGCCCAGATGGGATCAGCCTCTCCGCCGACCCACACGCCCAGCCGGTACACCACCACGGCCATCCCGGCCGCGACCGAGGCCCGCCGGACGATCGTCCAGCCCACGGGGCTGTCCCACGCCCGCCGGATCATGCCCATGACCATGCTCCCTTGGACTTGAGGAGGAGACCGAGGTCCAGTGGCATCACGTCACCCTCCCAGCGGTCGTCGTCAAACAGGTGGACACCCAGGTCTAGCTGGAAACGGTCCGTGAGCTGGGAGCACATCATGTGGCCACTGGCCTTGATCTCAGCCTGGAGCCGGTCCGTGTTCCTGCCCATCCGGTGGAGCGCTAGCTGGGCGTAGTCCAGCCACGAGTATGGCGTCCCGGTGTACCCGGCCGCCAGGTGAGTGATCTCCTCAGGGTCCGCCTGGGGCCAGAGCCCTGTGGAGATCAGCGTCCCCGGGCATGGCGTCCAGTCCACGATCTGGGCTCCGTGGGGCTCGGCCTGGAGCACCGACCCGTCACCCAGGAAAATCCCGGCGTGACGCCAGTTCTCCGCCAGCCGCCGCTCCGAGGCCGTGAGCTTGCCCAGCGCCACCGCGTCCGCCCACGCTTCCCCGAGGCCGATAGCCAGGCCACCAGGCCCGGAGATGGTCGTCACGAACCAATCCCCGGGCCTGACGGTTGGGTTGGTGTTCATATCCGGGCTGGCCAGTGCCAGGTCCCGCCCTTATACCAGCGCCCGTCACAGAGCTGGGTTGCCGGATACTCCCCGGGGATCTCAGCCGGATCGGTGCCAAGGTCGCATGGGATGGCCGGATTCAGGAACAGTCCGGTTGGATTCATCACACACAGACCCACGGTTGGGTCCGCCTCTGGGTGCTGGGTCACTTCCGTGACCACGGCCGCCCGGCACGCCATGGGATAGGTCCCGTCCAGGGAGCCATGGCTCACGTAGTGGACCATGCGGGCCACCGATGGGATCTGCATGGCGCTCACCAGTTGTACGAGACCGAGGTCAGGTCGGCCGCCCCGTTGGAGATCCGGGTGATGGCCACCCCCGCCACGTCAGGCTCCGTGAACCCCACGCTTTGCTTGGAGTCCTTGCCGGTGCCGATCGTCACCTTGTCCACGATCTGAGACCAGCCCTTGGAATTGGAGAACACGGCCACCCGCAACACCACCGTGTTGACACCCTCCTGGCCAGGGTCCGCCAGCAGACCGATAAAGCTCTTGGTGCCACCCGTGCAAGCGATGGCGGTAACGGCGTTGGTTCCGGTGTTGAGCTGGGGCATGTCCTCATCCTCATCATCTGATGGAGCCGGTGGCTCCGGGTCTGGGGCCGGGGTGATCGTCAGGCCGAGCCAGTCCAGCAACTCCCGCCTGGTCCCGTCGTAGGCATCCTGATCCCGTGGCGTGAAATCGAATTGCCAGAATGGGTTGGTCTTGGGGCCACGCACCCACGGGAACACGCTGGAGGGCCACGAGGAGCCCGGCCGTGCGATCCACAACGGGTAATTGGTGCAGTTCCCGAGCGACTGGGCCACGGTCAGGTTGGTATAGACACCGATCCGGACACCCGCCGGGGCCAGCTCCCGCATCCGGTCTAGGAAAGCCTTGGTCTGGAATCCCACCGTCGTGGTGGTGAACGGTGCCCGGGTAGCCACGTCCTGACGGTTGGGGCCGGCGTGCATCCGCTTGCCCCGGAGGGCCTTGATCACGCCAGCCGTGATCTCTGAGTCACACATGATCATGTCACCCTTGTGGACACCCAGCGGAGCCAGGACAGCCCACATGAACTCCGCTTGAGCCCGACCCGACTCCCCAGGATGCAGGAAGTGATACGCACCCTGGCAAGGGAGCGCACCCCGCATCGTGGCCCACCTGGCCCGCAGCGTCGAGTCGATGAACCCGAGGCCCTCTGTGGCCTTGACAAACCCAAAGTCCAGGCCCGCCCACTCCCCAACCCTGATGGTCTGAAAGTTGCTCAAGTCCACGCCCATGGCAGACATAGGCCGTCTCCTCTCCTAGTCGACTGGTGCCCAGTCTGCCACGGAGGGCCACCAGCCGGGGAACCGCGAGAGCCCCGGCCAGTCATGCGCCGGGGCTCCGTTGTGCTAGCTGATGCGGCGCGCGGTTAGGAAACTGTTGGTCAGAACGTGGGTGTTGGTGGCCATGCTCGCATCTTGTGCCCACTGAAACTGGAGCGATCCGTTAGCCCCGGGGATGAGGATGCCCTGGATGAACAGGAAATATCCGGTCCCCACACCGTTGGTTCCGGCCGTGAGTGTATCGGTCCAGAGCTGTTGCTGGGGAAGCGCTGTGACTAGGGATTCATTCTGATGTGGGACACCGTAAGAGCCGGTAGAGCTGGTGGGAACCGTGAATTTCCACTTGATGTGTCCGGCTGAGCCTCCAGCGCCGCCGTCGTAAAAGATCATCCCCAGCACTTGATAGACAGCGCCGGACACCAGGCCGGTAAGGACCAGGCTCGTGTCGTTCGCCAGCGTGGTGGTTGATGCCCGGCCCTCATCCGTGGCCTTGCGGGCCGCTATCGGGACCACGAACTGGGTAGCCGTGGCCGCCGCAATCGCCGTATCCACCGCCGTGGCCAGGGACTGGATCTGGCTGGCCCCGTTCGGCGCGTCCGTCGACGCCGGGTACGGCAGAGAGTAGTTAGTGGTCACACCCATGGTGTCTCCTATGCAACACGCTTGATCGGTAGCCGTACCTGAGTGGTGATGCTCGGGCTCCCAGACGTCGAACCCCAAGCCATCCGGAGCGCCATCGTGGCATCGGCCGTAGCGTCAACCGTGGTCGTCCCGGTGTTCTCACAACTAGTGAGCGTGGCCATGTTGGCGTTACCCGCCGAGTTGGCCCCAGAGAAGTCCGAGACGGTGGCGCTGATGTACGACGTCCAGGTGGCATTGGGGCCACCCGTCTGGCAGATCACCCGGGCCGTGGCCCGCCACCTAAACGCTGAGTCCGCCGAGGAGAACGCACCCGTCCCAAACGCTCCGCTAGTCATGTCATGACCACCGAGGGCCACACCCACAGTGAGGCCCTGGCGGTTGCCCGGAGTCTGGGTGCCGTTCCCCCACGCCTCAAACTCATACACAGCGCCAGGGACAGCGCCAGCCGGCACGGTGTCACTGGCGATCGTGGAGAGGCTGGCCGCCACCACCGTCGACCCGCCGAGCTGGGCCACGGACTGGTCCCCCGGGCTCTCCACGATGCCCAGCACCAGAATGGTGGTCTTGAATCGGAGCACCGAGACGATATCCCCAGGGCTGGGGATGAACCCCAGCTCCAGCGTGTCAAAGCTCGTGACCTTGGTCCCGCCCAGACTGATGGCAAACCCAGCTCCCGAACTCCAATTCAGCACCGTGGCCCGCGACAGCTTGGCTCCGGACACCGGGGGCTTAGCCGCTATCCGAGCCCGGCGGAGAGCCTGATCAGTCATCGGATACCGATCCGCATCGTGGGCGTTGGATCGTGGACCGTGGCCGACCACGGTGTCCCCACGTCCAGCGGGATGGTGAGCTGGTCAATCGTCATGCTCTCGTCCGGGCTGGACTCTCCCCCGTACACCACCCGGAGCACGTCCAGAGGCTCCAGCGCCGGATTGGTCAGAGCCGCCAGCGTGGCCGTCTGGGGCAACGTGATCAGCTTGTTGAGGAGGAGCACCGCCGTGGAGGCCGCCGCCTGGTATTTGTTCACCAGCGGGTTGGAGAACGAAAACGGGACCTGGCCATACGGCCCGTAAAAATAGGTGGGGCTCAGCGGGTTGTTATCGAACGCCACCGCTAGCGGAGCGTCCGAGGTCCCCGAGCCGTCCCCCGTGACCACCACCGCGTTATAGACACCCTCCCGCGTGATAGTCCGGTCCGCTGAGATCAAGATCCCGGCCGCCCCGGCCGCCACGGTGTAGACCGCCGCCGACGTGTCCGGAGGGTCCTTGATCGTGAGCTGGCCCTGATAATCCCAGTACATGACCTTTCCCCGGGTGGTGGCCAGATCCGCCAGGAACGCGTGACGATCCTCCGTGGTCACCTGGGGAGAGCCGAGCTGGTCCGTACTGGCGTCATAGTCAAAATTGATCGTGGCACCCGGGTACAAATCCAGCACCAGATCGTTGAACACGCTCAGCACGGTCTTGGTGGCCCCGTAGCTCCTCGGGGATGGGAGCTGAGCGTCCACGATCGTTTGCATCCGGTCCGACGCCTCAATCGTCAGGTTGCCGTCCGGGGCCTCGGCCTGTTCCACGCTCTGGATCTTGTAATAGCCCTGGCCCACCCACGTGACGGACCCCCCGATCTCGATTCCCCGCTCCACGAAAACCTCAGTGCCGTAGCACTGGATTGGGTGTTTGCCGGCCCGAGCGTCCCACCCAGTCCCGTCCGTCTCCAGCTCCAGCGTCCCCCGCACATCCGCCGTGGCGTCCAGCGTCACATCCCCGCTTACCACCGGGATCTCCGTCCCGCTCGGGGTGACGCCCTCCTGGTAACTCGTCACCAGCGTGGCCCGGACCGCCGCGATGTGGGAGCCAGCCACGGCCGCCAGGAATGCCGCTGATACGGGTCTCATGGCCTTGATCGTAGAGCACAACACCCCGGACGCTCCGCGCGTCCGGGGTGTGTCTGACCTGGGCGGGATTACCGCAGCGTGGCCAGGAGCTTCTCCTCCCATCCCTCGTGGCTCGGAGCCTGGCGGACGGCCTGGCGCTTGTGCGTGGCACACGTGGCCACACGGTGGCTGTATGCCCCATCCCAGCCATTGCTCTGGGTGGTGGTGTCCACGTAGATGCAACCGCAGGACTCCACCGTCCGGCTGATGGTGAGGATGGGGGCCATAATGGCCTCCTCTCTGGGGGCTCCCGCCCCCGCTTGGGTAACTCCATTAAAACACGCGTGTGGTGATCCCGTCTATAGTTTCCGCTCACATGTGTGGAAATAAAACGGGGCCGCCACCCGGTCTCCCGGTGGCGGCCCCGAGGGCTCGGGCTCGGCTAGGCCATCGGCTCCAGCCGCACGCCCGGGAGCGGGCACACCAGAGCGTTGTCATCAATGAACCGCTGGGCTAGGGCCTCGGTGTCGAACGTCCGCGAAACCCGGTAACCCGCCAGGTGGATGTAACTCACTTTGAACATCTCGCGCTCCTCGGTGTGTGCTGTTTGCCTACATGAGAATCAAACCACACGTGTGGAGTAGATGCAACATGTTGGGCCAGCAAACTGGTGCGCGCAATGCACCATCTGAGAGCCACGCCCTGGCTCCCGGGTGTCTCCCGGTAGCCCCCGGGCCGCTCAGGCCATCCTGGGGCCGCTGAGGGCCTCAGTTCACGATCACGTCCCCAGGAGCGCCGACCAGCTCCATAACGTCATTCCATGTTGGCTGGGCCAGGACCACAGCCGCCCACGTCGCGTAGGAACTCACCAGCGTGGCCCAGGTGGCTTGTATGGGAGCCACCGATGGGTCCGGGGGCTCTACCTCGGTCAGCGGGATGGTGGTCCACCGCATGGCCCAGGGAACGTCCTGGCGGGTCTCCACTGTGTCCCCCGCCGAGTAGTAGCCGCCCAGTGTGGGCATCGTCCAGGCCGCCGGGATCTGGAGGAGGAGCACGTCCCCCGTGGAGAGGAGGCCGTGGAGATCGGTGGTGTCATCGTCTATGTCCGTCTCCACCGTGATGGCGGTCTGCCTGCCAGCCCGGACCGTGGAGATGGCCACGGCCCTGGACCGGCCCATCACCGTGAACACCCCAGCCGTGGCGGGCCGGGTTATGTCGTCCACGTTGGAGATCTTGAGCGCTTGGTTGAGAAACGGGAACCTCAGGTTTTTGAGCCACGGGACAGCGCCAGGGAGCGTGGGCGTGATGTTGTCCGTGTAGGTCCCCGTGTTGGGTGTCACCCGGTAGAAGTTCTGAGCGTCCGGATCAAACTCATAGTCAGACACCGGGACGGCCGTGGCCGAGATCGGGGCCGCCGCCGCTCCCCGGACGGTGGTCCACACGATCTGGTCCAGGCTCCGCTCCACCAGGCCCGTGGAGTCATGGCCGAGGCTCGTCCGGACCGCCGTCATGCTGAGGAGCACCCGGCACAAGGTGGCATCAAATGAGCACATCGTGATGGCCGTCATGGGTAGCTCCTCAGCTAGTGGCGACCGCTACCGGACTTCACGCGCCGGTTGTGGCTCCGGTCTGACCTCTCGATCCTGCCATCAATCACCCCGAGCAACTCCCCGGTGGAGAGGTACAGATTCCCCGTGAACTCACCACCGCCGCCAGCACCGCCAGCGCCAGCGCCAGCTCCCGAACGGATCAGGTCCGCCACATCCTCCGGGAGGATCATCTCCCCCTTGTGGACGATCGCTGGGCCAGTGGCCGGGACATACATGGAGCCCCGCGCGAACGCCGGGAGCGTCCCCCCGGACAGCGCCGACAGGTAGTTGGCCCAGTCGGAGATATCCATGTTGCCGGACGGAGGCATAGGAACCTTGGGCTTGGGCTTTGGCTTGGCCTTGGCCTTGGGCTTCCCGTCCAGCCACAGATTGATATTGCGGATGATCTGCTCATCCCGATGCTCCCGCCGGCCCAGCCGCCGGGCCTCCCCCGGGAGCCCCCGGTGCTTAGCCGCCGCAATCGTGGCCTTGAGCACCGCCACCCGGTTATCCAGTTGCGTCCGGTAGGCGACCTCAGCCCTATGGGTCCGCTTGAGGTTCGCCAGCCGGGCCTTGTCCGCTCGGGCCATGGCCGCGTAGTGCCGGTGCTGCCTGCCGGACAGCCCCGGGGCCGAGGCCAGGAGGTTCTCCTGATGCTTCCGGGCCTCGGTGTTGGAGATCTCGTGATTGAGGATGCCCCGGTGGCGTCGGCGGAGTAGCTCCCGCCCGAGCTTGGCCCAGTCCTTGGTCCCCTTGGCGTACCCCATCAGCCCAGCCGTCACCTTGGCCGGGAACACCGTCTCCCCGCCCTTGAAGTTGACCAGCTCCGGGCCACGCTCACCAACCACAGCCAGGCCAGGCTTGGCCCCGCCGTTGCCCGTCCCCTTGGAATACCAGTTGAAAGCCCGCTCGTGAGCCCACGCAGCCGCCGGGGTGATGTACCGCTGGCGTATGTAATTCAACCCCCAAATCACTTGGTTTTTGTAATCGCCCAGGTTGTATGGGTGACCGTGGCCTAGTGACTGGGGGATGCCGTACGCGCCGCTGGACGGGTTGACCGCGTTGTCATTCCACCCGCTTTCCTGATTCCACAAGGGGATCAGGGAGCCCATCTGAGCCTGGCTCCAGCCATACATGGCCATCAGGCTGGACGCGTACCGCTGGGCCGCCGCCGCCGAGCCCGACGCCGGCGGAACCTTCCCCCCGCCGCCGAACCCCAGGAAACCCAGAATGTCCCCACCGAGGCCACCCAGCGCCTTGAGCGCCTTACCGCCAAGGTTCCCAATGCCCACGATCCCCTTGGTGACCAGGTGGCCCAGCGCCTTAGGCATGGACCCGAAGATCTTGCCGATGGCCGCCTGAGGATCACCGTGGATGATGCCGCGCACCAGCCCGGCCACCAGGTTGAAACCGATTCCGTGCATGACGGTGGACGGAGAGTGGATGCCGAAAAACGACTTGACCGCGTTGATAACCGGGTCGACCACGTTCCCCTTGATCCACGAGCCAATCCCCAGCATCTTGGCTTTGATCCCGCCGAGGAGGCCCAGGATCAGATGCCCGCCCGCCGTCAGGAGCCAGCTCCCAGCCTTGGCGAAAATCCGGAAGATCCACCCGTAGATCTTGCCTACCCAGCGGAGGAGCGTCCCGATCCTGGACTTGGCCCCGTTGAGGAGCCCCGTCACAATGTCCCCGCCCTTGCCCAGCAGCCAGGAGAGAGCCTTGCTAAACGGCTGGAGCACCCAGCCGAAGATCCGGCCCAAGAACCGGGTCACGGCCCGGAATCCGATCCCGGCCCCCTTGGCCAGGCCCAGGAGGATCTCCTCACCCTTACCCCGGAGCCAGCCCAGCGCATCCCCGAAATAGCCCTTGATCCTGACGGCCGTCTTACCGAAGATCTTGCCCAGGATCTTCCCGAAAAACTTCTCCGTCATCTCCCCGGCCGCCGCCAGAGGCTTGGTGAACATCTTGACGATCGGCCCCAGGAGCGGAATCTCCCCGAACAGCTTGCCCGCGATCCCCGCCAGCCGCCCGATGGGGATGATCGACGCGACGAACAACGCGAGATCCATCGGATGATGGATGGCCTCCTCTATGAGCGCCGTCCCCAGGTTGTTGATAAACCCGATGATGAACGGGACAGCATCCACCGCCGCCGTCTTACCCAGCCCAGCCCAGTCAATCTTGGCCAGGAGTGACCCAAACCCCCTACCAAGCGCCCCGGCCGCCTTGACGAGCACCTGGCCCCAATTGACCTTGCTGAGCGCATCCCCGATGTTTTGCGCCATGGACTTAGCCGGGGCCGCCGCAGCCGCACCCCCATACGCGAACGGGGTAGCCGCGCTGGCCGCAAACATCGGGATGCGCTTGGACCGGGCAATCCCCGCCGTCTGATACGGCCGCCCCGCCTTGGGTGTGGGAGGTTGCTCCGCACCCAGGAACCTCATCAGGTCGTGCCAATCAGCCTTGATCGCATCCACGGGGATGACGTGCCGGAACGCCCCCGCCACCAGACCGCCGGCCTTGATCGCAGCGGGCACAAGGGTCTGATTCAGGAATCCGGCCATCTTGGCCAGCGGACCCACCAGGACCGACCCGAGCTTCACTCCGATGGTCTCCAGATTTGACTCCAGGAGATGGAGCTGGGCCTCGGCTGTCTTTTTCTGCGCCGCGACCGCCGGGCCAAACTTCCCGATGGAGTTATTGATCTGGGTTTGCTTCCGGCGGAGTACCTCAAAGTTATTGATCAAGGTCAGGATGGCCGAGCTGGACCGGCCGCCACCGAACGCGTGGGAGAGGAGCTGAGACTGTCGGGAAGCCGAGAGCCCCGACGCGTCCAGATGAGACTTGAGGAGCCCGATGGCCCCGATGATCCCCTGAGGCCCGCGCATCGCGTTGGCCAGCTTGAGCCCGGTAAGGCCGATGCTGTTGAGTTGCTTCTCCGCCACCTTGGATGGGGCACCGATGAGGGAGAGGGTCATCCGGAGCCGGGTGGCCGCCGCGTCCGCCGGGATACCCTCGTCCGTCATCAGCGCGAGAGCCGCCCCTACGGACTTCATCGACACGCCAAAGCTCTTGGCGCTCGGGAGGATACCCGTCCCGATAGCGCCGATGAAATCCTCCATCCGCATGTTGCCAGCGCCGATAATCGCGTTGACCGTGGCCGCGCTCTGGCCAAAGCTCTGGGCTCCCTTGATCCCCGAGCGCCAGGCCCCCGCCACCGCGTTGGTGGTCTCCTCCAGGTTGGCCCCGCCCACCGCCGCCAGGTCCGAGGCCGCCCGTAGCGCTTTCATCGCCTTGGCGTTGTCCAGGCCCACGGACTTAAGGTGATACATCGAGTCCGCTAGCTGTTGCGGACCCTGCTGGACCTTCCCCCCGAGCGCCAGAATGTCCTTGCTCAGGACTTGCACGTCCTTGCGTGTCCCGCCGGCCTGAGTCTGGATCTTGGTCATGGAGGATTGGAACTCCACAGCCGCCTTGGCGCTCTCATAGCCGATGGCGACCACGGCCGCAGCCGTGGCCGCCCCAGCCACCACGATGGCCTTGGATGCCCTGGAGAACATCCGCTCAGTCCGGCCAGCGGAAGCCCCCGCCCGGTCAAACGCGTGGGATGCGTTATCCCGACCAATCAGGTCGTAGATGATGCGACTGGTGGGCATCCCCGGGTCTCCCTACCGCTTGTGCCGGTGCTTTTTACTCGCCTTGTCCCGCTCGGCCTCGCGGTCCTGCTCCTCAATCATCATGTAAGCCATCCACTCCGTCAGCTCCGAGGATGTGAGCTGAGCGAGCAGCGCCCGGCGGGACACAATGCCGAGCCGCTCACATAGCGCTAGCTGGAAGCGCCGTTGTGGAGAGGATCGAAGTCTTTTCCCTCCTCCTCCACGTCCTCCTGCTCCATCCCGGACAGCCGGATGGCCACGTCGAACAGCCGGTCGACCACGGCCGCGCTCTTGGCCCCGAGCGCATCCGCTGAGTCGTCATTGAACAGCCGCACACCCTCGGGGCTCACCAGCACCTTGACCACGAGCCGAGCCCGCGCGTTGGCCCGGTTGGCCACCAGCCGCCCGTTGCCCCGGTCATTCCACATGCTCTGCTCATACGCGTCCCGGTCCGCCGCCATCAGCTCCGAGACGATCACGTTGCCGCCCCACTCGTCCACCGGGACGATCTCTGTCTTGAGATCCTCCACCTTGAGGATCTGGTCCGCATTCAGGAACTTGCCGACGTCCTTGCCGACCACGATCGGCTCCGCCGTGGGCTCCGTGGTGTCCGCCTTGGTCTCAGCCATGGGTCTACTCCCTAACTCGATTACAGAACTTGCCGTGAGGTTTCCCTCACCAGCTTGGCCATCTCCACCCGGGACTTTATCCCGAGCGGACGGACGACCTTGAAAAAGTACGGGTGGGGCTGTTGCTTGACCCACGTCCAGTCCCGGCCATGACCCAGCCCCCGGTTGCCATCCTCAGCCGAGGAGGCGAAGACCGGATGACGCCACGGCCGCCCCGCCGTCCCCTCCATGAGCTGGGGGATGGCTTTTTCCTTGTTAGGCATCTTCCGGGGGTCCACCAGCACCCGGACACTGGCGTTCCGCCCCCCCGACCTGATCCGGAGCCACGTGGCCCGCTGGAGCCGCTTCCGGAGCCCCGAGTGGTATTCGCTGGGAGCTGGGATGGACGCGATGGACGCCCGTACGGCTGGGACCATCGGGGCCGCCGACTTCCGGAGAGAGCGCCGCATACCCTTGCGTAGCTCCCCGCCCTCGGTGCCCATCCGCCGCAACTCCAGCGACACCCGGCGGAGATCCTCCCCGCCGACCAGGCCCCAGCCGCCGCTCCCGCTCATTACGGGATGGCCACGTTCTCCGCCGGGATGGCGGTCGGGGTGAAAGTGATGATCAGCGTCGATGGGGAGCCCATCGTGGTGGGCTTGGACACCGAGGAGACCGTGACCGGGAAAATGTCCATGGTCTGGCCGGTCACGTCGCCCTCGTCCAGCATCACGATGTAACCCGCCTGGCCCCGGATGATCTGCTTACGGATGTCGTTGCTCTGGAGGTCCGCATACATCGTGATCGTGGTGTTGTCCGCGTGGATCTTCCCCGTGACCTGGGCCGTGAACTTGGTTCCCATGTCCGGCGCGTCGACCGAGTCGGCCGTGACCGTCCAGTCCCCCATGTCCGCGATTTCCTTGGTGATCCGCAGCGTGGCCGTGCCCCGCAACTCCGCCGTGCCCGGGGAGTTGTAGTTGGCGAACGCACCCGTCCCGGGAGCCCAGTAGGTCTCCCGGACACCCTCTGGGATGTAACGGGCTGTTGCTCGGACCGTGGTAACTGCCATGGCTGTTCTCTCCTCTAACTCTCTGCGCTGCCGGTAAAGGCATCTACCACGAGGCCCAACGCCAGCGTGGCCCTTGGGTGACCGTCGATCTGTGTCGACAGCGTCCCGTCCCCGAGCTTGGCCCGGAGGAGCTGAGCTGTCCCGATCTGCACTCCCCGGTTGCCGGGAGTCCGGGACTGAGCAACCATGCGGGCTATCTCCCGCATCAGCAAGTACGCCTCGGACACCGCCGTGGCCATCTCGCCGTCATCAGCCAAGACCTGGACACACAGCCGGACTGTGTAGCCCTCCCGCTCCCGGTCATCCCCCATCCCTTCCGGGGTGATGGCGAACTCCACCGACGTGAAGTCCTCCGGGTTTCCATCCCAGCCCACCACAATGGCCTTGCGCTGGTCCCCAGCTCCCACTGTGGGAGCCGGCCGGATGACCAGCTCCTCATCCGTGGACAGCGTGGGCCACGCCCGCAAGCTCTCGTAGAGGCCCTCCAGGACCGCCGGGACAGTCGAGTACAGATCATCAGCCATGGGTCACCCAATCGTGGGCCGAGGAGGCCCAAGCCACTCATACGCCTTACGGGGGATACCGATCATGATCCTGGGATCGTAATGCTCCTCAGGCCCGATCACCCCAGCGCCGATGTTGCCAGCGCCGCGCCGTGTCTCCCAACAGTGCTGGAGCACCACGAGGGAGCCTTGCTTGTACTTAGGCGGAGTCGGGACCTGGCCGACCTCATAGATGATCTCCACGAGGCCGGACGGGACCACGCCGTCCATCACCCGCACCAGCCCCGAGCCGGACTTGCTCGGCCGCCACTTGGTCACGTCATAGACCGTGGTCCCATCCCAGGACTGGGCCGAGGTTATGGAGATCACCGGGGCTTTCCACAGCCGGAACGCAGGAATCCAGTTCCGGCCCCGGCCCGAGCGTGAGCAGTGGATCTCCAGCTCATCCGTGATGGTTTTCTGGACGACCTCCTCATGGAGGTAATCCTCCACCGCATCCGTGATGGGCTGGAGCCAGGTCTCAATCACGTCATCAGACCCAGCCCCTTGGATCTGGAGCTGGGTTTTCACGTCGTCCAGAGTGATGATCGTCGCCACGGGGCCAATGCTCCCATACCAGCCCGGTCTGGCCTACTACTTGGACCGTCGTGCCCCGGGAGCGTCATCCGAGGTCAGGCCCACGCTGGCCGCCCCTGAGCCGCTCCCGGGCTTTCCCGCCTCTCCCTTACCCTCGGCCTGGCCCGAGGTCCCCGAGGGCTCCTGGGCCGCCTGAGAGCCGCGCTGGGCCTTGGGCTTGGAGTCCGCCGGGGGAGCTGGCTCCACGGCCTCGGCCTGGCCGTCCCCGAGCCGGAACCGGATCGGGAGTAGCTGAAACATCGCGTCCCGCCCGGCCATCACCGGGTGGCCGTCCTCCGCCACGTCCCCCACGTTGAGCATCACATAGTCATCCGCACCCACACCGATGCTCCCGGGCTGGACAGCCACCCAGAGATCTCCCTTAGCCATAGCTGGCCTCACTCCTGTGATCGAAACGGAACCACGAGGCCGGACAGTCACCCTCCCGGATAGCCACCGGCCATGTCTCGTCTATTGTGGCCCGTTCCATCCGCGTTGTCCGCCTCCGTGGTGGGTAAACGTCCTGGCCATGCCACGTGTAGCCCTCCTCATACCAGTCCCCATCTAGGTTCCCGGCCAAGATCAGCCCGTTTAGCTCCAGGTGGCAATGCCGCCGGGCTTTCCGCTCGATCTCCTCCGGGCCGCCCAGCCACGTGAAGTGCCACCCGCCGCGATGGAGGAGAGGCATCAGAGACCGAGGCCCGTTGTTACGCTGCCAGCCGAGATCCTCCAGCATCGACGCCCTGCCCATCACACAGATCCGGGTCTCCTCGGGCCACACCCAGTCCACCGCGAACATCGACAGCCGCATATTCACGGCCGTCATCTCTAGGGGCTCCGCCGCCACCATGGCCTGGCTGGGGATCTCGTCCACATCACACAGCCACACAATGTCGTCTCCCCGGACGCTCAGCCGGGATAGCCCCTCCCAGACGGCCGCGCGCTGAGCGTTCTCCCGGCCCCACGGGGAGGTCTGCCTGGAGAGGTCCGCCACGATGTGGATCATCCGATCGTGCCACGGCTCAAACTGGCCCCAGTTGTCCCCGAGCCACAGAGGCTTGGGGTTGCCCTGATGGTCGACCGCCGCCTCCACGATCACATGCTCCAGATCCGGGACGTTCTCCAGCTCCCGGAGCCGGACCTTGAGCATGTCCAGCTCATCGAACAGCATCACGGTGTCGATGCGCCGCGTCATCGGTGTGATTCCGGAATCGGGACGCCGGGAGCCGCCTCGGTGTGGATGGAGTGCCCGAGCCACCACCCACAGACACAGTTACCAGCTCCCGAATGCACGTCCCGGGCATAGACATGAGGCTGGCCATACTGGCCGGGGAAAGGCCCCACCGAGCCCTCATAACCGGGGACACCGGGGACCGGGCTCACAGCCCGACCGCCTCTCCAGTGACCTCCTCAAACCGGGGGAGCGGAAACAGCATCCGGCCGCCCCCGGCCAGATACGGGGCTTCCCGCTTCACGAACACATCCCGGAAAAACCACGGGCTCACCAGGAGAGCCGCCGGGGGATCAGCCCTCATCTCCTCCTCACTGATGATCGGGAGACCAGCCGCCGCCATGATCTTCCCCACCTTGGCTGGCTGGCGCTCCACCGCGTAGGCCGCCAGCTCCCGACTCTCCGAGTCGATGGCCTGGAGGATCGTCCCACCCCGGGTAGACGCCCCGTACACACCCACGGTCTGGCCCTCCGCCTTGAGCTGGGCCAGAGCGCTCCCCGTGTTCCCCAGCTCCTCCATGACCTCATCACCCCACAACTCCCACGTCACACCCTGGGAGAGCTGAGCCAGAGCCTCCTGGGCCAGTGCGTTGTGGACCGAGCCATCCACGCGCCGCGCTCCACGGTGGGACACGATCGTCCGCACACACCCGCCGTTCACGTCCGAGTAGCTCACGTGATTGATCTCCAGGCCGTGGGCCTCCATCAGCCGCTTGAGCGGAGCCACGGCCCAGTAGGTCACATGCTCGTGGCACACGTTATCCACCGCATTCTGGGTGATCATGTCCAGCGCGTAATTCTGCTGGATAACCCACACACCCCGCGTGGCCAGCACCGAGCGGACCTCATCCACGAACTGGCCCGGGTCGTCCAGGTCATAGAACATGGACACGCTCGTGATCACGTCGAACGCCCCGGCTGTGAAGTAGCCCGCCGCGAAGTAGTCCGAGAGGATGGCGTCCGCGTGAGTCTTGGCCTCGGCCGCGAACTGGGCCAGCGGATCGATACCAACCCGGTAGATGTTGGCCGGGACGTTGGACAGCAGCGTCCCGTCGTTGCTGGCGATATCCAGCCACGCCTTGGGCTCGGCCAGCATCTTGGCCCGGCCCAGCGCGTCCATGGCCACGTTGGCCAGGTCCGCCCGGATGGCCTCATTCACGCCGGACTTGAATCCGTAACGCTCGTGATACAGCTCCGACCTCGGGGTCGACTCCCCGAGCTGGAGGAGCCCGCACCCAAGGCAGATCACCAGGTCCAGAGGCCACCGCTTCCCCCGGGGTGTGCCGGGCTCCACGAAGTCCGGGAGGTAGTGGTCCCCGAGGTCCAGCACCGAGGCCAGTTGGCTCCCGCAGCTACGGCAATCCCTCACTTGGTCCTCCAGTAGTCCAAGACCTCGGCCAGCGCCTCGGTCAGTGTGTGCTGTGGCTCCCAGCCGAGGGCCTGGAGCTTCCGGATGCTGATGGCCGGGAACTTCCCCAGGTCCGCCCGGCCCAGCGTGGGGTCTTGCTTGGTGGGGATGTTCGGGAGCTTGGACGCCTCCAGGAGGATCTCCAGGACACGCCGCATCGATACCGGCTCCCCGGACCCCACGTTGTAAACCCCCGGAGGAGCCGTGATCAGCAGCCGGTAAGCCGCCACCACGTCCTTGACGTGGGAGAAGTCCCGCATCGACTCAAGCGGGCCATGGTCGACAGCGTCCAGCTCCCCGCGCTCCACCGCCACGATCCGCCGCGCGAACGCCGCCTCAGCGTTCACCGCCTGGCGGCCCCACCCAGTGTGGTTAAACGCCCGGGAGGCCACCACGTTGAGGCCGAACCGGCGAACGTAGACCATGCCCAGCGTGGTGGCCGCCAGCTTGGAAACCCCATACGGGGTAGTAGGCCGGCATCCCGTTCCCTCAGTCAGGACCGAGTGGCCCTCATAGCCGTACTCCTCCGAGGTCCCGGCCAGGAGCACCCGGGCGTTACCACCGCACGCCCGGACCGCCTCCAGCACATTGAGCGCGCCCGTCACGTTGATATCCATGGTGCGCCGTGGGTCCTGGAGACTCTCCCCCGGCCACGCCACCGCCGCCAGATGAAACACCGCGTCGACGTTCTCCACCTTGCGCCGCACGCTCGTATAGTCCCGGACCTCGTGGCCCCGCTGGATATCGAACGGGACCACATCGTGGCCATCGGCCCGGAGCGACTCACACAGGTACGTCCCCACAAACCCATCCGAGCCAGTGACCAGAACCCTCACAGCGTCTCCCTGATCTTCTCGATATCGGCCCGCCGGGCCGAGTCCATAGCCGCCGAGTAGAACTCCCCCGAGTGCTGGCGCTGGCCCTGGGAGTCCTCCCACGTCTGGTCCTGATGGTCCCCGGTCACGTCCGTGCGTGCGTGCCACACATTGAACGGGACACGCCACTGGAGGCCGAGGCCGGTCCCGATCTCCTGGAGCCAGGAGTCCACGTGGATATCCGCCGCCACCCGGCCCGTGGCCTTGGTCCACACGCTCGGCCAGATCGGGAACAGGTTGCAATGATCATGGTTCGGGTCGTTGTGAGCGGGCCACAGCACACCCGGGGGCTGGCACGCCACCACGTCATCCCACCCGGGGGTGAGCATCGACGCATCGTCGTTCCACACCACCAGCCACCCGGGCTCGGCCGCCGCCGCCGCCAGGTTGTAATACTCGTGGAGGCCCGCATAGCCAAACCGCTCCGGGGCCACGATGGCCCGGCACCTAAGCTCGGCCGCCACCTGGACCGTCTCCATATCGTCCGGGTCGGCCACCACCACAGCCTTGATCCGGCTCTCATCCGTGGCCATCCGGCGGGCCGACCAGATCGAGAATGCCAGGCTCTTGTAACGTCCCCTGCTCGGTGTCAGGAGCGTAATCGGCCAGCCCCCGGTCCGGAGATCCACCTGGGCCGTGTCCATCACAGCTCCATCCTCAGGCTCTTGAGCGCCGGGACCAGATGAGCCTTGACCACGAGCGGAATGTCGTACTGGCGGACCGCCTGACGGGCCGCCGCCCGCTTGACCTCATACGCCCGGCCCCGGCTCCAGGCCGCCTCCAGGGCCTTGACGATCCCCGGGATGGACGGCCGCACCCACGGGCTACGGTGGCCCTCCGCCCACGTCCCCTGGCCATCCACCAGCCAGCCCTTGGCGCAGACCTCCGTCATGGCAGACCCGCGAGTAGCGATCACCGGCACCCCGCACGCCTGAGCCTCCGCGTGAGGGATACCGAAACCCTCCCCCATGCTCGTCCCCAGATACACGTCCAGGCCGTTGTACCAACCCGCCAGATCCTCCTGGCTCAGGAGCCCGGCCATGATCAGGTATTGATCGGAGAACCGGATGGCCTTGGTCAGGCCGAGCCGGTCTCTCATCCGCTCCAGGTCCAGCCCCCCCTTGGGGAGCGTGTGAAGCGCCCACACCGAGTCCGGATGTTTCGCGTGAAACCGCCGGAAAGCCTCCATGGCCTCATACCAGCCCTTACGCGAGTGGGAATCCTTGTTAGCCGCGTTGGTCCCCACCACGAACGTCTCCGGGCTCACA